TAACAATAACGCCAAGCAGCGTAACAACGGATGGAACGGTAAGCGTTTGCATTCCAGCCAATACGGATTTATTAAAAATGATTGTAACTGAGGATGCAACCAAGAATATAAACTCCGAGAATTTCTTCCAATTAAGAACGGAGCAAGGGGAGGATGCTATTTACATATTGACGGTTACCTATACTTTTGCAAATGGAAACACGACAGCAAATCAAATATTTATACAACAACAACCATAATGCTTAAAAACATAATTGACTTATTACAGATAGACGATTTTTACGAAGGCAACCATGACATTCAGGTAGCAAAAGGCTTATACAATTTAGAGAAAGGAATAAAGGGAATTTTCAAGCAGAAAAAGAGAATGCAAATTCTCAAAAAAACAAATTCAGAACATCTCAAAAAAATTAAAGAGCTATGACTACAAAAAAAACAATTGACATAGAAGTTACCTTAGAAAACGGAGATAAGGTAATAAGGCAATTTGAGGACTTAGGCGATGGAGTAAAAAAATTAGCCGATAGCAATGAAAAGCTAAATGCAACTTTTGATGAGGTTTATGACGGCATGGCTCCGCTTACTACAAGAATGGGAGAGGCGGAAGACCGTCTTTACGAGCTTGCGCTTGCTGGGGATACAACTTCAAAAGAATACAATGAACTTTTAGCAAGCGTAGGTAAATATAGGAAAGTACAAATCCAAACTGACTTGGCGGTTGATGCGGCAGCGACAACATTAAGCCAAAAACTTGGGGGAGCATTGACAGGAGCGACAAGCGGCTTTGCTGCGGTTCAAGGCGTAATGGGATTGGTTGGATCCGAATCGGAAGCCTTAGAAGAAACGCTTCTAAAAGTTCAATCAGCTTTGGCATTGCAACAAGGAGTTCAAGGCGTACTTGAATATTCTAAAAGCATTGGGTTAGCTGGAAAGGCGACAAAGGTTTTCAATCTTATTGTTAAAGCAAATCCACTTGCATTATTAGCAACGGCTCTCATTGCAATTATCGGATACTTTGCCGTGTTTACGGATGCTATTGATGTAGCAATACAAGGATTAAAAGATTTTGGGGATTGGATTGGTCTTACAAATTTTGCAGAACAAAAACTTGAAGACGACAGAAAGAAAAGGCATAAAGCTGAATTAAAGCGCAGAAAATTAGTAAATAAAATTGCGCAAGAAGCTCAGAAAGATGCAAAAGAAAATGCAGCGAAAGAAAAATTGCGACTTGAAAAACAAGCAGAGGCATACAGAAAGTACGTTGCTGATAGATTAGCGGCGGCAAGGCAGATTCAAGACCTTGAACTTTCAATACTTGAAGACGGAGTAGAAAAGGAAGTAAAAATCAGCAATGTAAAATTTAATAGGTTATTAGAAGACTTAAAAACAAACACGGAAATAAATGCAAAAGAACGTAAAAGACTTAACGAACTTTATTTATTTCAGCAGCAAGAAGCTGAGAATGATATAAGGAATAAATTTAGAAGAGAGGAACTAAATGCCGAAGAAAATCAAATTGTAAGTTTAAAAGATTTAGTAAAAAAAGCAGATGAATTAACGCTTGAACAATTAAAAGAACAAGCCGACAAAGAAATTCAAATCACAAAAGACAAAATTCAAGAAAAAGAAGACCTTGAAAAAAGAAATAAGAAATTTGCAATAGAGGCTGCTATTCAAACTTTTCAATTAGTAAGCGACATTTCAGAACTATTTGCACAGAAAGGAGAGAAACAAGCAAAGAAAGCTTTTAAAGTGCAACAGGCTGCTCAGATAGCCACAACTTTAGCGACTACATATTTAAGCGCAACGCAAGCGTATGCATCGCAGTTTTTGCCATTGCCTGACCCATCTTCTCCAGTTAGGGGAGGGATTGCAGCTGGTCTTGCTGTTGCTGCTGGTCTTGCAAATGTCGCAAAGATAGCATCGCAAAAATTTGAAGGAGGAGGCTCAACAGGAAGCGCAAGCATATCGGGTAGCGTTCCAAGTTCAACACCGCAAGCGCCACAATTCAACGTAGTCGGAGACAGCGGTGTAAATCAACTCGCACAATTACAGCAACAGCCTACGCAAGCTTTTGTGGTCAGCGGAGAGGTTACAACAGCACAAGCTTTAGATAGAAACAGAGTACAAAACGCAACATTGTAAATTAATAAATAGAAAAAATGAGAATTGTAGAATTAATCATTGACGAGAAAGACGAGAACAGCGGAATAGAAGCAGTTAGCCTTGTCGAAACACCAGCGATAGAGGAGAACTTTATTGCATTGAATAAGCAAGAGGTAATGCTTGCCGAAGTAGATAAGGAAAAACGGTTGCTTATGGGAGCTGCGCTAATTCCTAATAAACAAATCTACCGTAAAAACGATAAGACAGGAGACGAGTATTACATATACTTTAGTAAAGATACGGTACGAAAAGCTTCGGAGTTATTCTTTAAGCGTTCAAACCATCAGAATGCAACCTATGAGCATAAACAACCTATCAAAGGAACAACGATTGTTGAGTCCTGGATCGTTGAAGGCGAGCAAGACAAATCAAGACACTACGGTTTAAATGTACCTGAAGGCACTTGGATGGTGTCAATGAAAATTGATGACGATGAATTGTACGAAAAAGCAAAAAGCGGAGAGGTCAAAGGCTTCAGTATTGAAGGATACTTTGCTGACCGTTATGACATGTCAAAAGACAATAGCTTCGAGGATTTGCAAAAGCAAATGGTTGTTGAGGAATTAAAAGAACTTCTAAGCAAAGAAGAGCTTGCTTCATATTCAGACTATCCTGATAGCGTAAAGAACAACGCAAAGCGAGGAATAAAGCTTAATGAGGCGGTTGGAAACAAGTGCGCGACTCAGGTGGGAAAAATTCGCGCCCGTACTTTGTCGCAAGGTGGTGCGGTGTCGGAGTCCACGATTAAGAGAATGTTTTCTTACCTAAGCAGAGCAGAAACTTATTTTGATTCTGGAAACAAAGAATCTTGCGGATATATTTCCTATTTACTTTGGGGAGGCAAATCTGCAAAGAATTGGGCAGAATCTAAACTTAAGCAAATAGAGCGGGAGGATTTGGCAAGTATGTTAGTAAATGAATATTTTGCAATCATAGACGACAGGCTTGCTTATGGAACTAAGGAGATGGCAGAGGAAGCTGCAAAAGATTTAGGCGTTCAGGGAACTCATGAGCATGAATACGAGGGAAAGACTTGGTATATGGTAGGCGAAACTCATTCCGTAGATATGGCTAAAAAATGCCCTCCTGGATACGAAAAGAAAAACGGTAAATGCGTCAAAAAAAAAAGTAACTATGCAGAGGTAGGGCCAAGAGGCGGAGTAAAGCGAAGTAAGAAAGCACCGAAAAGCGATACACCAAATAAAAACCCTAAAGGCAAAGGATCCGCCAAAGGCGATGCTGGAACAAGCAGAGGCGCAAAGGTCAGCAAAGCAGATGAGGCAACCTTAAAAAGAAAGAGCGACGAGTTCAATAACAAATACAAAGACAAGCTCGGATACGGTGCAAATGTTGGCGCATTAAAAGCTGTATTCCAACGAGGATTAGGAGCGTTCAATACAAGTCATTCGCCAAGAGTTAAAAGTGCATCTCAATGGTCATTTGCAAGAGTAAACGCATTTCTATATTTAATAAAAAACGGAAGACCTCAAAATCCTAAATACACAACGGATTACGATTTGCTTCCAGCTAAACACCCAAAAAGCCCAAAGAAATGAAAAAAAAGAAGATGAAAGAAACTCCAAGCAAATCAAGCCCTAAAGGCGGCAAAAGGGGTTGCCTATGCAAGGATAACACTTACTCAGCAAAGTGCTGTGATGGTACTCTTAGAGCGCAAGGAATAGGAAAAGTTTAATCGAATTTGCAACAGTAAATAAAATTAGAGGTTATATAGACAAAGCATAATAATTTTGAAATGAAAGAAAATACAATTTTAAACAAAGTGCGTGAGGTTTTGGGCTTGGAAGTAAAGCTTGAGCAACGCAAATTAGATGACAGCACAACAACTGTCGAAGCAGAATCTTTTGAGAAAGGCGAAGAAATAATGATTGTAACAGAAGACGAGCAAAAAATTGCTTTACCAGTCGGAGAGTACAAAATGCAATCAGGCGAAATCCTAATCGTAAAAGAAGAAGGCATCATTGAGGAAGTCAAAGCAGAGGAGAAAGAAGAAGAAAAAGAAGAAGAAGTTGACTCCAAAAAAGAAGACGAGAAATACGAGGAGAAAGAGGAAGAGATGGCTGCCGAAGATTCTAAGCCTATCAAAAAGACGGTTGAATCAATTGTAAAGGAAACTTTCTTTTCAGAAATGGAAGCATTAAAAAAAGAAAACGAAGAGCTTAAATCTCAGCTCCAAGAATTGTCTAAGGATCCAGTAGCGGAAGAGTCTACTCTTGAAACAATTACAGAAGAGGTTAACGAAGAGGTTGAGTTATCTGCTGAAGAGCCAAAGGCTGAAGTTGAGGCAGCGGCTGAACCCATAGTACACAATCCTGAGAACAAAGCTAAGAAGGTTGGAAACACGATTTCCCCAAACAAGCGAAAGACTATCATGGATACCGTACTATCTAAAATAGCAAATTCAAATACAAACAATAATTAAATTTTAAACTATGGCTAACACCGTAACAGGAAGCACATATGCTGGAGATTTTAACGGAGATTTCGTTGCTGCAGCATTATTAAGCGCACCTACAATTGCAAATGGATTGGTAACCGTATTACCGAACATTCACTACAAGAGAGTGATGAAGAAAATTTCAACAACAGGAAATGTGTTGGTAAACGCTACATGCGATTTCGACCATAACATGGACGTTGATGTTGCTGAGAGAGTATTAACATTGAAAGAAGTACAATCAAACGTACAACTTTGTAAAAAAGACTACCACCAAGATTGGATCGCAGCTCAGGCTGGATATTCTGCATATGAGGATTTACCAGCAGATTTCAAAAGCTTTATGCTTGCGCATGTTGCTGGAATGACAGCTTCAGCAATAGAGACTTCTATTTGGGAGGGAGCTTCAGGAACAAGCGGCCAGTTTGACGGATTAGTTACTTTGGCTTTGGCTGATGCAACGGTTGTTGATGTAGCTTCACATGCTGCGGTAACTGCTGCAAACGTAATTGATAAATTAGGTTCTATTGTAGACGCTATACCATCAACGGTATACGGTTCTGAGGACTTGACTATCTACGTTTCAAGAAACATTGCTAAAGCATACGTTCGCGCACTTGGAGGTTTCTCAGTAGCTGCAACTTCTAATGCTGGTGTTGACAACCAGGGAACACAATGGTTCTCTAACGGAGCGTTAACATTTGACGGAATTCCTGTAGTTGTAGCTTCAGGACTTGCTGATGATACTGCAATGGCTGCTCAAACTTCTAACCTATTCTTTGGATGCGGTTTATTGAGTGACGTAACAGCAGAGGCTAAGTACATTGACATGGCTGACGTTGACGGTTCGCAGAATGTAAGAATTATCTACAGACTAAGCGCTGGAGTTCAGTTTGCAATTGGTTCAGATATCGTTCTTTACCACGCATAATTATAAACTTGAATATTAAAGAGGGGAGGTAAAGTGCCTTCCCTTTTTTTTGTTCACAATACTTAAAAACACATGAGCTGTGATATTACCAACGGACGAGTTGAAGAGTGCAAGGATAGCGTAAGCGGATTAAAAGCTATCTACTTTGCAAACTTTGACGATTTGTCCACAGACGCTATTGTTTACGATGCTACAAATACTGATACCATAGATACATGGGTGCCAGCTGCGCAGTTATCGCTATTCAAATACGAATTAAAATCAAACGAGAATTCGTTTACTACTGCCGTTCAAACTTCACGTGATAACGGAACTACATTCTTTGAGCAAACGCTATCTATTTCTTTAAAGAAACAAGACCAAGCGATGCACAAAAATATTAAACTACTTGCTTACGGAAGACCACGCATCATTATTCGCACAATGACAGACCAATTTTTCTTAATGGGATTGGCTCAAGGCTGCGACACTACTGCTGGAGAAATCTCAAGCGGAGCTGCGATGGGCGACTTCAATGGCTACAAGCTTACTTTTGTAGCGAGCGAGGTGCTACCAGCCAACTTCATTGACGCATCTACTGAAGCTGCCTTAAAAACTGCCTTTGCAGATTCTGTTGGAGCTGATGCAAGCATAGTAACATCTTAGTACGTTTATTCCTTTCATAACGTAGGGCGCTTTTCGGAGCGCCTTTTTTGTTTTAAAAGGTAACAAGTCAAAAAATTATCGGTTATATAGACAGGATGGTAATACTACAACAAGTCGGAACGGAGCAAAGCATAAGGTTTATACCGAGAACTTCAAGCTATGACGGTCTTTTTATAACGGATGACCAAACCAATACAGAAGTCCAGGTAACTATTGCAAGCAGCGTTCAAGGCGATTACTTTGATACTATTAACGCAACTTTCACTATCTTGCAGAATCATTTTTACAACTTGGAGATTCGTAACGGATCCACGGTTGTATATAAAGACAGAATATTTTGCACAAATCAAGCGGTAGATTCCTATTCAGTAAATGAAGGTAAATATACAAGCATACCGTCAAACAATGAATTTATTATAATATGAGTAAAGACGTACATATTTTAGAATTAGCAGCATATGAAGCTCCTGTGATTTCGGAGAGCAAGAAAGATGACTATGTTAGCTTTGGCGATGACAATAATTACTTCCAGTTCTTAATTGATTGCTATACAAACAGCACGACTCAAAACGCGATTGTAAATAATATTAATCGTTTAGTATACGGAAAGGGATTGTCAGCAACAAACGCAAACAAAAAGCCAAATGAATACGCTGCAATGGTTGCGATGTTCAAGAAAGAAGATGTTCGGAACTTGGTAAGCGATTTAAAGCTTTTAGGTCAATGCGCAATGCAAGTGATTTACTCTAAGGATCGTAAAAAAATAGCTGCGGTTCATCACATGCCTGTGCAACTTTTACGCGCTGAGAAGTGCAACGAGGAGGGCAAGGTTGAGGCTTACTATTACTCGGACAACTGGCAAGACGCTAAGAACTATCAGCCTAAAAGAATTCCAGCATTTGGCTTTTCAAATGAGGCGATAGAAATTTATTATGTAAAGCCTTACTCGGTAGGATTAAAATACTACGCTTTGCCTGATTATATCGGAGCGTTACCATACTGTACCCTTGAGGAGTCTATAAGCGATTACTTAATCAACGAAGTAAACAATGGCTTCGCAAGTCGAGTAGTTGTAAATTTTAACAATGGGCAACCATCGGAGGAACAACAAAGAATGATTAAGCACAAGGTTATGCAAGGCTTAACAGGAACGCAAGGCGAAAAGGTAATTGTTTCCTTTAATTCAAACGCGGAAAGCAAGACAACGGTTGACGCCATGCCTGTAAATGATGCGCCCGACCTCTACTCAACTCTTGCCGAGGAATGCCTTAGAAAAATTATGTTAGGAAATAACGTAACCTCGCCTTTACTTTTTGGAATAGCTTCAAGCAATGGCTTCAGTTCAAACGCTGACGAATTAGAAAACTCTTTTATTTTGTTTGACAACATGGTAATTAGACCGATGCAAGATTTATTAATTGATGCTTTTGATGATATTTTAGCGTTTAATGGCATATCCTTAAACTTGTATTTTAAGACGCTTAAACCGCTTGAATTTACTGACTTGGATAATATAGTTACTGATGAGCAGAAAGAGGAGGAAACAGGCTTAGAATTGCATAAAGAGATAAATGAGAAAGATGCAAAACATATCCTTGACAACTTAGAGGGCGAGGTAATGGGCGAAGCTTGGGAGCTAATTGATGAAAGAGAAGTTGACGATGAAAACACGGAGCTTGAAGATTGGATAAAAGAAAACGATAAAAAAGGTAAAAGCACTTTACAAAAGTTTGCTGATGTTATTAAAAGTTTTCCAAGCCGAAGCAGTTACCTTGACAAATCAATTTACAAAGTAAGGTACACATATAGCGAGAAATACAACAGCTCAAATACAAGAGGTTTCTGTAAGCAAATGATGACAAGAACTAATAACGGAGTTGTATATCGCTTAGAGGACATTGATAAGGCTTCAAGACAAGGCGTAAATAAATCATTTGGTCATAAAGGGCAAGCGTATGATTTGTTCAAATTTAAGGGAGGCGTTAACTGTGGACATTTTTGGTCGGAGCAACTGTACCGATTAAAGAAAAAGAAAGACGGTTCATATTATGAGGATAAGGCACTAAGTAGTTCGGCAGAGGTAAATGATATACCAAAGAGTTACAAGCCTTCGCCTTATGGGAATGCGAAATCTAAGATAGCTCCAAAGGATATGCCTGACAACGGACACCACCCAAATTACAAAGGATAAGACATGGCAACAGCATTACTCATAACAAGAGACGACATAGTACGATTCACGCAAATGAACGGAAACCTTGATACGGATACTTTCATCCAGTATATCAAGATAAGTCAAGATATAGAAATCCAGGAGATGCTCGGCACGGATTTGCTTAAAAAAATTCAAGCGGATATTGTCGCAAGTAATTTGGTGGATCCGTATTTGTCTCTATTAAACGATTACATAAAAGACTGCTTGATACATTTCGCTTATGCAAGATACTTGCCTAACGGAGCTTACACGATTTCGAATAAAGGAATCTACAAGCACAACTCCGAGAATAGCGATACGGTATCAAAAGACGAAATAGATTATTTGGAAGGAAAGGCGATGCAGACAGCTATGCATTACAAAGAGCGTTTTGTTCAGTACATGAACTTTAATCAATCGTCTTTTCCTGAGTACACAAGCAACAGCGATGGAGACGTATTTCCAAGCGACGACATAAACTTTACAGGATGGGTGATGTAGTAAGATACAAAGCAAAAAAAAAGGACATAGAGAAACTAAAAATATATCTCAAAAAATTAGAGCATGGCAGACATCAAGATAAGCGGATTAGCAAGTAAAGGCGCAAATGTAGCGACTACTGATTTATTGGTTATCTCAGAATTTGTAAGCGGAACAACTTATACCAGCAAAAAGATTACAGGCGCAGAGCTTAAAGGGAGTACCTTAAATGCTCAAACGGTAACAACGTACAACTTAGTTTTAACGGATGCACACAAAACGGTAACGCTAACAAACGGAAGCGCAATAGATGCAAGAATTCCATTAAACAGCGGAACAGCTTTCCCAATTGGAACCAGGATCGAATTAATTCAAGGAGGCGCTGGTCAAGTAACCGTAGCACCAACAACAGGCGTAACATTAAACTCAAGCGGAGGAAAGACGAAACTTGCAGCTCAATACGCAGTTGCAACAATATTAAAAGTAGCTACGGATACTTGGTACTTATTCGGAGACATAACAACTTAAGAAAATGAATACAATAGAATACGGTCAAGGAGCAGTTAATAATACCATAGGATGGGGACAAGGTGCTAAAGTAGGTTCGTCTTTTTCTAATACCAAGAGCATAGACCTTGACGGAATTGATGACTTTTGTGAAACTGCTTCAACTTACTCAGAGTTAGATGGTC